TACCTATTGAAGCTCCGGAGTCTACGAAGATTGATGTACAGTTAAAAGAAATACTTACAGATTATACTACAAAGATACCAGGTAAAGGTTGGGTAGATGTATTAAGAGGACTTTCTTACACAGAAAATGGTGTGAGTAATTTTAAATTTAAAGACTTCTGGAAATATTTACTACGGACTAAATCATGGCCAGATAAAAACTATCCAAAAAATAAAACAGCAAGAATGTTAGAGAATCAATTTAATGCAAAAGAAATAACAGGTAAGATTAATAACAAAACAGTTAGATTCTATATGGTGGATCAACAAGAAGTAAATAAACCTATTGTAAGAAAAGATAAGATGAAAGAGCCACAGTTTGCATAGAACAATTATACCAGGTCCTCCAGGTACGGGTAAAACGCATAGACTTATGCACTATCTAGATATGGAATTAAAACAAACAGAGCCTAGTATGATTGCATATATTGCATTTAGTAATGCTGCGGCTGATGAAGCAAAGAAAAGAATTACAAATGATAACGTAGTTGTAAGCACTATGCATGCTTTTGGTAGTAGAGAATTAAAATACAACACAGCGACACATTTATTAAAAGGAGACAAGTGGAAAGGTTTTAAAAATTTCTCAAACATATGTGCTGACTTATCTTTTGAAAGTTACATTAATGAGTCTGGTTACCCTCAATATAAAAATAATCATATGAAAATTATTGAGTACGCGAAAAATAAAAGAATACCTTTATCCGAGGCTGCACTTGAATTAGAATTACATTACAGCACCGATATATATTTAACAGAGCAAATAGAAGCAGATTTAATAACATACAAAGATCAAACAGGTATGTTTGAATATTCTGATATGATTTCCAAGTTTGTCGAGGAAGATAAATGTCCACCAATTCATACTGTCTTCCTTGATGAAGCCCAAGATTTAAGTCCATTACAATGGGAGATGTTTTTTTACATAGAATCTAAATGTAAACGATCATTTATAGCTGGTGATGATGATCAAACCATATATACTTTTCAAGGCGCTGACCCTAAAATATTTATAAATTTAAAAGGAAACTTTGATCCTCAAATTAAATCTAGAAGAGTACCTAGAAAGATACATAAATTAGCTGAGTCTATTTTTCCTCACATGACACAACGTTTAGAAAAAAAATGGGAACCTAGAGATGCTGAAGGTAAAATATATAATGATATTATGTATCAAGACATAGATTTTTCTGCAGGTAACTGGATGGTATTGACTAGAACTAATAAGATGTTGATTGTATTAAAAGACCATATGTATGATTTAAATTTAAGATTTGATGCGAAGCAACAAGAATTATTACCTAAAAAAATGGTAAGTGCGTACAGAGTCTGGATAAGATTAAACCAAGGAGCCTCTGTAAACAAAGAAGAGCTAAAAGATTTATGGGATTATCTTACGGTTAAAGACGGACACCTAGTAAGGGGATACGCAAGCAACAAGACGCTAGACTCTATTACATCAATTAACATAGAGGGACTAAGAGCTGACTACGGGTTGCGAGCAGCGGGAAGCTGGGAGATATTAAGATTTCCAGAGACAAGTAAGGCCTACATCAAAACGATTCTAAATAGTGGTGATGATCTTATGAAACCTGCAAGAATAAAATTATCTACAATACATAGTGTAAAAGGTGAGGAATGCGATAACGTTGTTTTGTTTACTGATTTAGAAAGAATTATATATGACTCAGCACAAAAAGATGCAGACCCAGAACATCGTACATTTTTTGTAGGTATAACAAGAGCGAAAGAAAAACTGTTCATAACTCATCAAGATTATGAATATCAATATAACATAGGAGCACCAATAATATGACAAACGCAGATATTTTTAAAAAAGCATTTCCACAAGATAAACAGATAGGTGGAAAACATTATAAATCTTTTCACATTCAACCATATGAATTTATTTCAAAAAATAATCTTTCATTCTTTCAAGGTAACGTCGTAAAATATGTATGTAGATATATTACAAAAAATGGTATAGAAGATTTAGAAAAGATAATACATTATTGCGAATTAGAAATTAAAAAAATGGAAGACATGAAAAGGAAAAAGAAATAATGTTTGCAGTACAAACTGAATGGGATTGCCCAGAAGAATTTCCAAATTTATCCGACGCAAAATTTATAGCTATTGACTTAGAAACAAAAGATCCTGATCTTAAATCAAAGGGATCTGGAGCCATACAAGGACATGGTGAGATTGTAGGTATTGCTGTAGCTGTAGAAGGATGGTCAGGTTATTATCCTATTGCACACGAAGGCGGTGGTAATATGGATAAAAGAATTGTTTTAGAATGGTTTAAAAAAGTTTGTGCCACAGATGCTGTAAAAATATTTCATAATGCAATGTATGATGTATGTTGGATTAAAGCATATGGTATACCCATCAAAGGTCACCTTATAGATACAATGGTTATGGCTTCATTGATTGATGAGAATAGATTATGGTACTCACTTAACAGTGTATCATTTGATTATCTAGGAGAAGTAAAAAATGAAAAAGCTTTAAAAGAAGCTGCAGAGTCTTGGGGTATAGATCCTAAAAAAGAAATGTATAAACTACCTGCAATGTATGTAGGTTCTTATGCAGAGAAAGATGCAGAACTTACATTAGAATTATTTAAAGTATTATCTAGAGAAATTTCAAAGCAAAACTTAAAAAATGTATTTGATTTAGAAACACAGTTGTTTCCATGTTTAATTGATATGAAGTTTAAAGGAGTTCGTGTCGATACCGAATCCGCTCATACAATGAAACAAAAATTAAGTGAACGAGAAAAGCAATTATTATTAGAAGTAAAAAAAGAGACAGGAGAAGAATGTCAAATATGGGCTGCACGAAGTATTGCCAAAGTTTTTGACAAATTAAAACTACCCTACGAGAGAACTGAGAAAACACAGGCACCATCATTTACTAAAAATTTTCTGTCTAATCATAAACATCCTTTGGTTAATAAGATAGCAAAAGCTAGAGAGATAAACAAGGCACATACAACTTTTATAGATACAATACTAAAACACCAACATAAAGGTAGAATACATGCAGATATTAACCCTATAAGATCAGATCAAGGAGGTACAGTTACAGGTAGATTTAGTTATTCTAATCCAAACCTACAACAGATACCTGCAAGAAATAAAGAATTAGGACCAATGATTAGATCCTTATTTATTCCAGAGAAAGATCACAAGTGGGGTTGTTTTGATTACTCACAACAAGAACCAAGATTAGTTGTGCATTACGCAGCTACAACAGAGCCAATATGTTTTGATAATTCAGTTGCAGACATTGTAAGTAAATTTAAAGACAACTCTGTAGACTTTCACCAGACTGTAGCTGATATGGCTAACATATCTAGAACACAAGCTAAAACAATTAACTTAGGTTTATTTTATGGTATGGGTAAAACAAAATTACAAGCTGAGTTAGGTTTAAATACAAAACAAGAAGCAGAAGATTTATTTAATCAGTATCATCAGAATGTACCTTTTGTTAGAGATCTTATGGGTTTAACATCTAAGACAGCTCAATCATCAGGATCTATAGGTACACTACTAGGACGTAGATGTAGATTTAATAAATGGGAACCAAATCAATTTGGTATGCATAAACCTATGGACTTTGAAGAAGCAGAAAGAACTTACGGTAGAGGTAGAATTAGAAGAGCCTTTACATACAAAGCTTTAAATAAATTAATACAAGGATCTGCGGCAGACATGACAAAAAAAGCTATGGTAGATTTATATAATGAAGGCATTGTGCCACACATACAAATTCACGATGAGTTAGATATTTCTATACAATCAGAAGAGCAATCTAAAAAAATTATTGAAATTATGGAAAATGCTGTTAGTTTAGAGGTTCCTAACAAAGTTGATTATGAATCAGGTTTGACTTGGGGAGATATTAATGGATAACTATGGCTTATTTAAACGCAAACATACCAGCAACTTATGCTCAAATTAAAAGAGAATATTTATATGATTGTAAAAAACATCATGGAGAAGTGGAAGACTGTATTATCTTTGGCATTACATCTATGGGAGGACGTGCAATCTTATTTCATTGCATTATGGAAAATGGTGCAATCTTTTATCGTCTGCCAATTACGGCTTTTATTCAACGTGGTTTTAAACCAGAGTCTGTTCCCATTAAA